TTCCTTTGGCATATTGGCTTCCAGTTTATTCAAATCACGTTGCAGTTCTTTGACTGCGCCCCATAGTTCACGCAGGAACCACCCCGCCACCGTCAGGATTGCACCGCCAACTATGTCTATAAGGGTTTGGTAATCGGTCATGGGTGCGCGGCCTTATATGCGTCAAATTCAGCTTTAAGTTCTTGGATGGCTTTCACAAGAGCAGCAACAATTGGCCTATCGTTAAGACCAATATATGTGCTTTCTTTGTCGGAAGCATCAATAGAAGTATGCTCAACATACGCTTGTGGTATGTAATCTTTAACTTCTTGAGCAATAAAACCAAGTTCTTTTGGGCTATCCTCATCAGCATCTTTCATCCGATAAAGAGTTGGCTTTAACTGAAGAATAGCATCCAACCCGATAGCTGATGGTTCAAAATCTTTTTTCCTATTTACGTCAGATAGCGCGGTATAAGTACCATTGGCTGTATTAACGGATGCTATGTTTGCTGAACCATTATAAAGGTAAATCACGTTGCTGGTTGTATACCAACCGTACCAGTTTGTAGTGGATGTTGCAGCGGAACTTCTGTTTTCCCAAAAATACCCAGCTGCACTTCCTTTTGAAAAAGGAGCGCCATTAACCACTAAAGTTGGAAATACGATTGAGGCCGAAGTAGTGGTCGTCGTCCCCACCAGCAGATTGCCGGAGGAATCGATGCGCATACGTTCGGTAACGTTTGATGACCCAGCGGACTCCGTTGCGAAAACGAGAGAGCCAGCGTAACCTGTTGCATTGTAACTTTCGTAAAAACCGTATACACCAGCTAGCTTCGCGCTACCACTGCCGTTCCTATTAAAAAATTCAATGCCGGAAGTTTCCCCAAGAGCCGAACTTTGCGAATTGACAACACTAACTACCGCAGTTGAAGAACCAACTGTCGTTGATGTGCTTGCTTTTGAAACTTGCAGTATTGTGCTTGGCGAAGTCGTCCCAATGCCTACGTTGCCGCTGGTGTCGATACGCATCGCAGATGCAAGCGTATTGGCTGTAGTGCCTGTTGATCCAACTGGGGCAACTTGGAAATCAATGTATCCAGAGCCGCCCGTGCCTGTGCCGTTACCTGCATATAGCGATAAATTACCGCCAGTGATGTTGGTTCCCGTGCCGTTTGGCGAACGGATAATAGAAGCACTTGGCGTAGCACCCGCATCACCACGGCCCAAAATAAAGACAGGACTTGCTGAAATATCAAGTTGGGCGGCTTGCGTACCGTTTGTGTAGAACGATAGCGGCAAATACGTACCCGTGCCGTTGATACCCGACACCAACTGAACGTCTGTGGAGCCGTTCGTCGCAATCAAAATTTTGGATGCGTTGGTAGGATTAGCGGCATTGGTTGCTTGCCAAGAAGCAGCCGTGGATGTGCCGTTAGGCAGCGCATAAATGCCCGTTGTGCCGTTGGTTGTACTTGTTTGGAAAGCCAGACGATTTGTGATGGTTGCGTTGGTAAAATCACCAAGAATACGCGCACCAGTTCCAGTAAACGTCTCGTTACCGCTATTGCTGACACTGCCCGTTGTTAAAGCCGTAACCGTAGGCGAATTAGACCATGCAGGAGCGACACCAACGCCGCCGGACACAAGAACTGATCCCGTAGCAACGTCAGCCAGTTTGGATAGCGTTGTAGAAGCAGAAGCGTACAGAAGATCGCCAACCGTGTAGGACGTGATGTTTGTGCCGCCAGAGGCTACAGGAACCACGCCGCCAAGCGTTGCAAGCGTAACCGTCGTCCAAGATGGAGCGGCAGACGCGCCACCAGACGTTAAGAACTGACCGGACGTGCCGTATGTAGCGCCACCAATGCCTAACTGACCCGCAGGGCCAAAGCGGAAGGCTTCCGTTGGCGAGTTTGCGCCAGTGGCGGTTGTAAATACAGACGCATATGTACCCTGCGCCGTATCCGTAAAGTTTTCGGCCGCCGTAATATCAAACCGTCCCGTAGACGCGGTAGCAAATCCAGTTGCGCCATAACCACGACCCGTAAACTGAGCCAGTGTATCACCAGACTGCGACGCAGTAGGCGAAGCCGCCGTGCCACGGGCCATACGTGCAGTGAACACACCGTAAGCGCCAGTGCCGTAAGCATCTTGCGTAATACGGGTATTAGCAGCATTTGCGCCAACAATGTACAAGTCAGTACCCGCAGGGAGCGTAGCCGTTGGCGTGGTCGTCTGTGTATTGGAAACAACCGTCAACTGCGTCTGTGGTGTGGCGGTGTTAATACCCAAACGGTTGTTGGTGTTATCCCAGAAGAACTTAGCATTGTTCTGGCTGTAAACGCCAGATGCACCCGCAAATACGACGGAGCCAGTGGTAAAGGCCGTTGAAGTACCCGTGCCGCCATTGGCAACGCCCAAAGTTCCAGTAACACCTGTTGTTAAAGGAAGACCCGTAGCATTAGTTAGCACAAGCGCAGTTGGCGTTCCCAGTGCTGGAGTTACAAGTGTTGGCGACGTAGAAAGAACAACTGAACCAGAACCTGTGGAAGTTGTTACACCTGTGCCACCTGCCAAAACAGGCAATGTACCAGCCGTTAAAGCAGATGAAGATGTTGAATAAATAGCATTATTGGCTGCTGTAAATGTGGTTAAACCAGTTCCACCATATCCAGTTGCGATAGTTGTTCCGTTCCAAACACCCGCAGTAATTGCGCCGCTTGTGCCAATCGTCATGGCATCCGTTGCGCCGTTATTTACTACAAAGTGAATAGCATTATTTGTCGTTGTACCAATAGCAAGGTCAGCGGATGTCGCATCAAGATAAACAGTATTAGGTGCGTTAAATGCACCCGATCCTGCAAATGTTGAAGAATTCATCCCCAATTCGCCATAATACGTTGATGACGTACCAAGGTTGTTGGAAACAATAAAGTTTGTGGAGGCAGTGCTGCCGGAATTGGTGTTTTGAAGCACCATTTCGTTATAGGTGTTTACGCTATTGGTATAAGACGCAAAGATATTCGTATCGCTATAGCCAAGCGTACCGTAACTATAAGCACCTGCGTTCAGCGCACTGGCAAGCGAACCGTTGGCGGTCACATAGGTAAACGCACCCGTAGAAGGCGTTGTTGCGCCCACCGTGCCGTTAATGCCGCTGACCCAAGATGCAGTCGTGCCGTTGGATGTTAAGATTTGTGTATTCGTACCAATGCCCAAGCGGGTTGCACTGTTCGTGCCGTTCCCAATAATTAAGTCGCCCGTTGTGGTAATTGGCGAAAGCGCATTGAATGCAGCGGATGCAGTTGTCTGGCCCGTGCCGCCAAACGAAATACCAACGGTGCTAAGGCCAATGGTATTACCAGTCTTGGTGATAGGTGCAGATACGGTGATATTACCGGAAGAAGATGTCTGCACCCACACAAGAGATGTAGTGCCAACCGTAATCGTGCCAGTCGTATTCATAACCCATGAGGTTGAACCCCATGTTGTGCCACCGCTAACAAATGTAGAAGCGCCAGTTTCAATAAAATTAGGGCCAGTGCCGACCGTGTTAAAGTCAGTTGCACGGGTAAGAACCCAGTTGGTTGAACCAGAACCAAGTGTTGTGACGGTATAAATACCGTTCTGTGCGCCAGTGCTTTGGTCTTTAACAAGAATGCGGTCATTTAATGATGCAGTATAACCATCAACAGCAAAAGCGGCCTGTGCGCCACTATTGGTAAGCGTAGCGCCAACACCAGCAGTTCCGTTGTTATACGTGGCAGTCAGATTGGCCGTAGTAGCCGCCGCAGAAGCCGTATGGAATGTCGTATTGCTGACAGCAGAAACCTGACCATCAACATATTGTTTGGTGGACAACTGCAACGCGGAAACTGGGTCTTGCGTAACCGTAACCGTTGTTAAACCAGACAACGTAGCCACTGTAGCACCCAGTGATACAGATGTCGTTCCAAGCGTAATAGATGAATTGGTTAGACCAGCGTTAGGAATAGTAGCCGATGCCGTAACCGCGCCAGTGCCGTTACCAAATAGATAACCACTGAGAGTAGACGCACCCGTACCACCATTGGCGACAGGAAGAATGCCAGTAACGCCTGTTGTGAGCGGCAAGCCTGTAGCATTGGTTAAGATAGCCGCAGATGGTGTGCCAAGGGCTGGCGTAAGAAGTGTTGGCGAATTTGACAACACTACAGAACCAGTTCCCGTGGATGTTGTAACGCCCGTGCCACCTGCCGATACTGGCAATGTCCCTGATGCAAGAACGGAAGAAGATGTTGCGTATAAAGCGCCACCAGATGTAAATGATGTAAGACCGGTACCGCCGTTTGTCGTTCCAAGCGTACCCGTAACACCCGTCGTTAAAGGAAGACCTGTTACGTTTGTCATAACGCCTGATGACGGTGTACCAAGAGCCGGAGTGACTAAAGTTGGCGAATTTGACAACACTACGGAACCAGTTCCCGTGGATGTCGTTGTTCCCGTACCGCCAGATGCTACAGGCAATGTGCCAGTGGTAAAAACAGACGTGGACGTTGCATATAAAGCACCGCCAGAAGTAAACGACGTAAGGCCCGTACCACCATTGGCCGTTCCAAGCGTACCCGTCACATGAGTAGAAAGACCAATTTTACCCCAAGACGGAGCAACGCCGACCCCTCCAGAAATAAGAGCATTGCCAGTAGCCACGTCATTAAGACGGGCCAAGGTGGAAGATGACGAAGCATAAAGAAGGTCACCCGTCGTATACGATCCATAGCCCGTGCCGCCCTGCGTTTCAGATAATGGCGTGGTCAGGCCAGAAAGGGATGTAATATCGCTATTTGCACCTAAAGATGCCGCACTAAGGTTTGCCCTTGCAGTTGACGCTGTGGTTGCGCCTGTGCCGCCATACAGAATACCAATAGGATTTCCCTGCCAAGTGCCGGAACTAATTGTTCCAATAGACACCGTTCCAGTAGCTGTAAGATTGGTAAACGTACCTGCCGCAGCAGTAGTCCCGCCAATAACCGTTTGGTCTATTGTTCCGCCTGTAATCGCAACGGCGTTAGCGTTTTGGGTAGCCATCGTACCAAGGCCAACCACTTGGCTTGGCGTAATAGAAATGGTTACGCTATTGGCGGTTGTAATTTGTCCTTGAGCGTTAATTGCTATCCGAGGAACAGTTGATGCCGTACCGTAGGTCTGTGCTGATACCCCAGTATTAGCAATCGCAATCGTTCCGCTTGTGGTAATTGTTCCACCGGAAAGACCCGTTCCAGCCGTGATTGATGTAACACTACCAAATCCGTAATTAAGGGATTTAACATAAGCTGTTGTTGCCAACGAGGTGCTATTGTCACTTGACGCAGGTGTAGGTGCTGTTGGATTTCCTGTAAATGCAGGAGACGCTAAAGGTGCAGCGCCTAACAAAGTCATTGTTTGTGCAACAGTTAAATCTTGAGGCTGCGCTGGACTTGCTGAATTGTTACCCTTGATTGACCGGGCGGCCATATTGGCGAGGTAAGTATTGTCTATGCTGTTTGTATTTAAGCCAATCGTACCCGTTGTGGTAATAGTGCCGCCAGACAATGGCGATTGAGCCGTGATCGATGTTACAGTACCGCCATTGGCGTTGAGGTTTGCAACCTGCTGCGCTGTCGCGCTCGATGACACGCCATTTTGAACCACCATAAGCTGGGCGGAACCGCTTAACGAAGTTAGAACTGGGAGGTTGGTAACGGTAATGTTGCTCATGTTATCGGCCCAGTTAATGGTATCTGAGTGTAGCCATAAGGCAGTCCGACCAGAGCGGTGACAATGAGTGTCGTACCCTGAAGCAGATTACCTGATGGTATAGCACTATTTGTTTGATAAGTGAATTGCGTAGCTGTGGTTACAGTAACGCTGTACATTCCATCGGCGGCATTTTTAGACAGTCCCTCAACCGAAACCTGTGCGTTGGTGGCCAAGCCATGCGGCGATGAGCAATTAACCGTAACCGTGCTTGTTCCATTAGCCAAAACGGATGTCGGATTGACGTTTACGCGGTACGCGGTTGATAAAAATTGCGGTTGTACAGCGTTCTGATCCAAGCCTGTAGGCGCACCAATTGGTTGCGTTGTCGGCGTAAAACCGTCTTGGTTGATCAAACTGACCGTTGGATAGATTGGAATACCCGTTGTTGGGTCCGTAGGAGCGCCTGCAGATACCGCAATTGTCGTTGTTTCGGCCGCAGCATAGTCTTGAACGCGAGAATTTTGGATAGGCGTTGGATCTGAAGGCAAAACGATGGCGCGTAATTGATTTTGTGGTTTATCAAGGCACGGGCTACATACCAGAATACGTTTGTTAATTAAGCCAGCGCCTGCATAATCAAACTGCCACTGCAATTGACTGTGATTGTACAAAAATCCGCAACGATCGCAAATAGCAAACGCCTTTGGGTTTCTGATAGATACTGAGGCACGGCCGTGAGGTCTCACCTAAAGTACCCCTGTATTTGCGGGGATATGTACTGTTGGGCGGTTTCTACGTTTTGCTCGGCCGCAACCTGATAAGCCTCATCGGCCAATGGTTTGAGCATCATGGATTTTTCTGGGTTCCACATAACGGCAAGACGATGACCAAGGGCATAAGCATAGGCTTCCATCCAGAGATACGGTATATCAACCGTTTGGCCAGACGTATAATTACTATCTTGGAGTTGCCGCACACGGTAGTATTTAAAATATTGCGACGACGTTCCATCCGGAACAGGCCAGAGAGTCACTGAAGGACCCGGCGAACCCGCCGATCGAGACGAACTAATTAAACGATCAAACCAAAATACCGTTGGGAATCCTGTCTGTTGCTTATTGGGATATGATGCATATTCCGTACGAGAAACAGGCAAAATTATACGGTCTATCGGTTGTGCTGAGTTGTTTGTTGTTTCCACATAAGCGTCGAGAAGAACAACGGTACTAGGATCAACCGAATACGTACCTGCTGGAGTAGAAGACGATATAGTTCCCGCTACTGTTTGTGCGCCTGTTGTGGAGTTTGCATAAGAAACAGATCCATTTGACGATGCAGTGACCGTATAAGTGCCGTTATAGCCCGATGGCGTAACACCAGACACTGTAATTTGCGTACCTACTGTGTAAACAGGCGTATTTGGCGTGGCAAACGTCAGTGTGGCAACCGATCCAGTACCTGTAGCACTTAGTGTGGTAGGCGTTTGGTTAAAGTTAACCGTTTGAAGATCCACCGTCCATAGGTTTACGCCACGGTTAGACCAGTTAGCCAAAAGCATATTCGACGCCATACGGGCCGATTCCATATGCTCTTGTGCTATTGCCGTATTGCGTATCTCAGCAAGGTTAAACGCATAAAGCGTAAGTTCGCCAAGCGACGGATTATAGTTGTAAGTGCCGCTCGTAGCCATGTTGGCTCCTTAGAAGGTCGTAGCGGTAGCGTCAGCGATCAGATAACCACCTGCGAAGATTGAACCAACAAATGGGCCACCTGTATTAGACTTCATTTGAAATTGAATATCCGTGCCGCCGGGGTGGCCCACAGGAACCGTGTATGGAATGTTGAAAATTTGAACAAATGGCGACTGAGAAAGCAATGTCGTATTGCCGTTCACGTTATAGGTATAACCATTTTCTGTGATGCTATTAGCAATATTGAATTTATTATACTCAGCAAAAATCATATAGTTGCTAGATGTAAATCCAATGCTTGCGTTGCCTTGCACATATGTCAAATAAAACGAATAACCCTTTGGCACGGTGTAAATCGACATTTGCGTTTGACCGACACCTGCGTTGATTTGGGCGTAAAGAACGGTTGCAATTTTACCAGTAATGTTCCCTGCGTTGATGCCATTCGTCACAAACATACCATTGATGCGGAAGAACGAATTGGTTGTCGTTGCCGTGCCTGAGCCGTTTAAAGTGACAGATTCAGACAGAAGATTATAACTTGAATCCAAACCATTGACCTGAACAGTCAAACCAGAATCGGTCGCGCCAGATGCGCTGAGAAGAACAATAACACCCGCAGAAGATGGGTATGTGTAATTACCGCCTGATTGAGTCAAACCTTCCCATAATGGGCCAAGAGCAGTTCCGCCAATTTGTGTGCTATAGCCAAAAATTTCTACAGGCTGGTGATTTGTGATTTGACCACGCGAAACCTGTAATTCAAACGGCTCATGCTTGCCATTCTTGGTAATTGAGTCCCAGACAACGCCAGTTTGAGAAATAGTCATAATTACTTACCTTTTTTTGCGCCTGAAGGGGAAACAGGCCACGACCTTCTTGTCGGACTTGTTTTTTCCTTAGACATTGTTTGTTTTTCGGACTTGGACATAGAAGATGCCGCATGAGCGGGCCTACAAGCAGGATATGGACGACTGGATTTTTCACTACCCGATCGACCGCATGCCTCACCTGTCTTTATGTCTTTCCAGTCCTCGTGAAACCATTTACCCAAACCGCCGCCAGAATCTTTTTTGACGCGATTATCGTCACCGGACCAGTGGCCACCGTGTTCTTTATACCACTTTGACGCAAAAGCATTAGCATAAGCCGATGGATACACATCAAATTTGGCACGGGCAGCGGCCTTTGCTCGACCCCATAGACCAGCGTTTTGCGCTTTAGCAGACATTATTTTCGCACCAACAACAAAGCAACAATCACAAGAGAAAGAACAATTTGTGCAATTTCACCAAATGATAAACCGACAACCATGTTAGCAACCCCACTTGCGAAGAGACTTGTTAATCCGACTATCAGGATCTGCCGCTTTAGCCGAACCAGTCATTTTACGTTTCATGCCAGTCATTCTAGCACAAAAGTTATCATGACGGGGATTATCTTTATCCTTAGTCGGTGCTTTTAAGTGATGACCTTCGGCACGGGCCGATTGACGACCACGTTCGTTAAGTCCACCGGATGGTGATTTGCCTTCAGAGCGTGTCCAAGCAGCAGTCATTTTAAACTCCGAAAAGGGAAGAAGGGGGCTTTCGCCCCCAACTTATTAATCGTGTTCTGGCTCGTACGAGTGATGAGCCTTTGGCTCTTTACCCGGATTTGCCGAGGACAATGGGTTCATATCCGATGCACGACCGCCTGCCTTACGTGGCTTACGATCGCCGCGGTGATGAGCCATTTTACCCATAGCCATACCAACGTGGTGCTTTGCCTTACCGCCATGCTTACGCTTTTTTGCTTCCACTTCAACGTGGGAACCTTTGCCTGCGTAAACTTCTTCTGGCGACGAATCGTCAGCGAAGTGGCCTTCCATGTCCGACTCCACGTCATGATGCATGACATGGCCACCCTTGGCGTGAGCCGCACGAGGGTGTTTGTGATGCACTTCATGCCCATAGTGATGGGCTTTTCCACCGTGCATATGGTGATGTGCCTTGTGACCCTTCATGGTTCACTCCTTAGAAGTTGTAGTACTGGGTTAAGCCAAACAAGCCGGTCGCTGACTGGACATTGTAAGCCTGTGGGATCTGACGGAACACGTATTTGTTCGTGCCAGTGGAAGGCGTTAGATTGACACCCGACGCATTCGCGAGATCAATCGTGCCGCGGACATCGCCCGTTGTTGCGGACGGTGTAGTACGATCAGCAGGTAAGAACCCGTTTGCAGCAAATGCCGTGTTGGCACCCACGGTAACCTGCGAGGCACCAGAGTTAACAACGATTTCTGCAGCAGTGTCCGAACGAACAGGAAGACCAACAATTGCGGTTGTACCAACGGAATAGGCATGGGTAGCATCGGCAGCGTTAAGAACAACGCTCTTGATGTACTTAAATGCTTTCTTTCCGTTAACGGCGTTACCTGCCGAAATCGTAATGTTTTCCGACATTGGATATCCGTAGACATCGTAGCCGTTAACAGTTGCGGTCGTAGCAGTAGCGCTTGCTGCAGCAGTAACGCTTACAGCGCGGCTAACCATGGCCATTGGGTTCCAAAGCCAAATAGATGGCGATTGGATGTTCGTCGGAATAGCGCACTGTTGCACGTTTGGATAAGCCAAAGTGACCGTACCAGACGTGAAAGTTACGTTCTGACTAAGCTGATAAGTACCAGTTTGTCCGTTACCAACCGTTGATGAAGTTCCCGTTGTCGTAATCTGAGAACCGATATAGACGCCAGAAGATGCACCAAGGGTTCCGCCCGTTACCGACGTAGATGACGAGAGAAGAACCATACCCGGACCGATTGGCATGCCACTGTTTGCCGTAACCGTCAGAACGCCGTTCGTTGCCGAAGCGGTAACTGAAGCATAAGCATCAAGTGCAAGAACCGTATCCGTAACGCCTGTATCCGAACGCGTAAACGTGGACGAATAATAGACGCCAGTGGTCGCGGAGTTAGTCGAAACGAGCGTAAGAGTTGCACTCGTTGCGTTTGCAGAAGCCACAATGGCTGCCGCTGCGTTGGTGTATGGAACGCCAGTGAACGAAACAATGTCACTGAAGCCATACCATCCAAAATCCTGCGCTGCCTGCGACTCACCCGGAAGGTAAGTAAATGGTTGGCGCGGATCAAGGATGCCGCCCCCCGCATAAAACAGCGAGGAGCCTAGATCTGGATTGTAATCCGAAGGTTGCGTTGGGTTCTGCCCAAATACAATCAACGGACCGGAGAATGCGGTATCAGCCATGGTGCCTTCTCCTTACGAGGTTGGGAATGAACCGTAAATCGAACGCCAGTTATAGTAACCGAACGAGTAACGCTCATAGCCCTTGACGAGCAAGTTGTCAGTGACGAAATCGACTTGCATGTCTGTTTCGAACTTAATGCGTTCCATATAGGCAAGACCATCAATGTTCGTGAGCAAGAACCATGCATAAGACGAGGTCAAGAAGTCGTTGACCATATAGCCTTCTGGCAAGCCGCCTGCAGTGGTCATGATCGCGTTGACATCGTTATCTGCAGTACCCGGACGCAATTCAGTCTTGAGAAGACGGATCGCAACTGGTTCTAACTGCGGAGGAACAATGAGTTTGCGGCCACGAGCGAAGACCTTCAAGTTAGCCTGATCGCGGAAGTTCGTGCGGATCGCAATCATTGCGTTCAACAAGGTGGCTTCGTTGAGGTCAACTTGGGTCGTTGGCGTATTGGCTACCGTGTTGCCGTCGATCGGATGCGAAGTGGAGCAAAGTGCAACACCGTCACCGCCAACTGCAGCATTATAGGTCTGTGCCGTGTTCAAGATGTTCGCGCCGTAGATTTCCTTGGTCTGCTGGAAAGATTCAATCAGGCCGAGGTTCGAAGGC